TCATCAAAGATTGCTGAAATTTCAGAAGAAACAACAATCCAGTTAGCTCCACCTCTTAATGTTGATTTGTGAATTTGAGCTGAGATTTGGTTAATCGCAGTAATCAATGTTTGGTTCCAGTCTTTTTGGTTATAGTTAACTGAACCATTAGATACTCTCTTCCATCCGTTGTAATCCCAACGTAATGACCAAGCTGCTCCTTTTCTCAAGTCTCTTAAGATTTCACGGTCAATTTCAGCAGCCACTTGTTCAGACAATAAAGCTGTTAATTCAGCTTCAGCATCGATGTTGTGGAATGCAGAAACATCTTGTGCAAGTTCTGGAGACCATTGAGCTCTTAATTTTCTTTCTGTTACAGAAACAGTAACTGCTTCAAGGTCGAAAGAAACTTCACCAATAGCATCTTCAAATTCTAATGTTTCATAGATTCTGTAAGTTGCTTGGAATGATGGTGTAGTTGCAAATGTAGTACCCGTGTAACCATCTAATGATGATGTTGAACCAATCGCAGCTGGAGTTGAAGTATCAATAGATAAGTAGATAATACCTTCAATATCACAGATATTGTCATATTTTCCACCAGGTCCGTTAGTTGGGAATGTTGTAGATGCTTCACTACCGTATCCTACAATACCTTTACCGTACTTCTGTGTTACCACATTAAAGTTCCAGTACTTAGTACCACTTGCAGTTTTAACCTCTAAAGAAGCTAAGAACTCTTCAGTATCCATTGCGTTACCGTCAGGTCCGATTAATTTACCAGCGCCAGCACTTGAGAAACCAGATAGTGCAACTATCACTTCTCTTGTGTTACCTGTGTAAGCAGAAGCTGGGTCAACCACTAATTCACTACCACTCCATATTACGTTAACAAGAGTTTTAGTAATTGCCGCGTATTTACCTTTCGAGTAATCGAAAAGACCTGCAGGGTCAGAATTTGGTGTTTCACCTTCATAAAATTGGTCATACAGATTCTTTTGTCCAGCAGTGTATCCTGTATCCGTAGATGTTGGACCTCCTGGTGCTCCGTATGGTTTATAGTGTGTACCGTCTACTCCACCAGCGTTTGCTGTTTGGATTTTAGGTACAAAGTAGAACAATTTACCGATTGGTAAGTTCATAGCTTGTACTGATACGATATCATTAGCTAGTAATTTCGAGAATACTCTTCTAACGATAGGAAAGACTACAGTTTCAAATGAACCTGAGTCAGAAGCGTTTGCCGCTTCGTTAATTAAGTGAGACGCTTGGTTTTCGTATAACTGAGCCACGTTTTCTTTTAAGTGACCTTTTAGTCCGTCCAAGAAACCTAGCTTGTCCCATTTGTTGATTGTGTCTTCTTTGATAACTTTTAGGTGTTTTAACCCGATGTTACCTACAAGACCTGATTCTAATAATGCTCCCATTTTAGTAATTTTTAATTTTAAGTTTTATTTTTATTTAATTATTTTTGACATCAAATCCTTCATTCTCATGAACTGTGGATTCTCATATGTCTTAGACTCTATAAGGTTAGAAGAAGAACCTTTAGATGGTGACTTAGATACCTTTTCAGACATAGACTCTGAAATTGTATTTGCCGACTTACCTTCGAATTCGTCTTTAAACGTTTTATATAGTCCTTTTGATTCTTTCAATGTTTCTACTGAATCGAATCTCCTGAGGATATTGATTTTTTCTTGCTTAGTGGTTGTGTTTTCTGTGAACAAACGTGTAGCGTAAGCTAGGTTTGAATTAAACACTGCAACCTCATTCAACTTCTCTTTAAAGATGTTAAGTGCCTTACGGTACTCTTCATTCTTTTCTCTAAGTTGTTGAATCTCTTTCTCTGTAGACTCGTTATAACGAGCTTTATTAGGGATTGAGGATGGTCTTGGTAAACCTTTAGACTTGTCAGACGATGCTTTCCGTCCAGCAGCGTGACTTCTCACCATACCTTCAGTAGCTTCACCTTCCATCTCTTCTTCGTCCATGTAATCTTTGCGTGACTTAGAGTCATCACCTTTCTTACCACCATACTCTTCAGTTGCTTCCTCTTTATATTCAGAAACTTCCTCTTCATTATACCCTTCTTCCATATCTTCCTCATCAGAAACTTCAATTTCGTAAACAACCTCATCCATATCTTCTTCCATGTCACCTTCGTACATTTCTTCTTCAACTTCGTGGTCCATTCCTTCCATTTTTTCTTCAGACTCCATTTGGATTTTGTATTCAACATCTGCTTCGTCATCTTTAAGTGTAACTTCATCACCATCCTGAGAAATGATAATTCCATCTTCTTCACCCATAGCTTTGAAAACCTTCATGATTTCCTCGTCAGATGCACCTGTTAAATCAAGTGGTATAAGAATTTCTTCTTCACCATCAACTTCCATTTCATCACCAGGTAAGTCCATGTCTAACATATCTTCTACGTCTTCCATATCCATTTCCTCGCTATCCATATCCATATCAAGTTCAGTTTCATCAGAATCCATTTCCATGTCCATATCCATGTCCATATCCATTTCATCTTCTACTTCGTCTTCCATGTCAAGTTCCATTTCTTGTTCAGCCATTTCTGACTCTTTTCCCATTTTTGAACCTTCTTCCATTTCGACTGCGTCAACCTTCTCTTCCTCAGAGAGTGATTCTTTTACTAATTCACTGATTTCTTCCTTCATAGTAGAAGCAAGTATTCCTTTTGCATTTTCCGTTACGGCTTCCTCCAAATTCTTCATTTGTAGTAGTGCCTCTTCAACTAATGATTTTTTAGTTTCGTTTGCCATTTTTTGTTTTTTGCGCGTTTGTTTATTTATTCTTATGATATAAATATTAGGAAAACACAAAAAATATCATTTTTGAAATATATAAGCATAAAAAAATCGGAAGTTACCCCCCGATTTTTAAATTTTTAACTTGTTTTACTTACTCGTAAACCTCGTCAATCTTGCTTTCAGCACATGCTGTGATTCTCCAATCATGTGGAAAACCTTCAAACTTCTTAGTTACTTTAGACTCTACTTCAGTCACATTATAACCTTTAACAAGTTTTTCTTCTCTAATTTTTTTAATTTTCCCAGTGTTGTCGTCAGGTAGGTCATACTGAATTTTTGCTACGAAATATTTTTCATTCATGGTTTTATAAATTTTTAATTATCTAAATAATGAGATAATCTTTTCATTAAGTCAATAGACGCTCCCATTCCACCGTCTAATCTTGCTTCAGGTTCGGGTCTTTTTTCTTCTTCTAAATTCTCTTCGTACTTGTTTTTATCATCCTTATTAAGGAAAAGATATGCACCAGGTGTAGATGGTGATGATACTAAGTCAAAACATATTAATTCAAAATCTTCTTGAACTTCATTTCTTTCACCTTTCTTGGCCAATGAACCAACACCACGTGAAGATACTCCCATAGTGACTCCCTGTCTCATTAAATTCGCCGCTTGGTCACCAGGACATGACACAACACCCGTTTGATGGAAACCTGGTGAAGTTAATAGTTTAATCTTACCCATCAAGGTATTACCTTCCCACCACATTTCTGTGATAAGGTGAGATACTCGGTCCAAATCAATTAATGAGGACTCGGGGTGATTAAGTTCTGAAATTGATAAACCTTTTTTAATTGCTTCTCCGTATCTATCGGCTTCTCTACGTAAAATCTTTTCAGGGTACACACGACCATTTCGGTTTGGTGTATCGAACTTTTGTAATACTGCGTAAAACTCAAATGGTTTTGAGTGGTCTAACTGACCATATGATTCTTTGATTATTTCCGCGTTACGACTATCGTTAGGGTTAACATATCCTGCATCCCATTCGATTAATATTCCTTTACCTGTATCTTGTGGTCCTAAAACTCTCATATTGTTAAATGTTTATTATAAATACTTAGAAAATAGTATTATTCTATTATGATATCCCACTCACTAACTTGAACTCCAATGTATTTGGAATATTTGTCATTCATTACCTTAGCAACTTCATTATTAATCGCAAGTGCCAATGATAAATCATCTCCTGAATAAATGTCTTTGATTGCCCAAGTAAGTGCGAATCCAGTCACGTCTTGCTCACCATCATAGGTATATAAAATCTTATCAATAAAAACTCTTACAGATATGTCATTATCTTCAATATCACCTTCTAACATTACACTTTTAAAAGTAACAACAGTAAAGTCACCTTCATAAGTGAAATCACTTGGGTCAATAATATTGTTAAGGTCATCAATTGCGGTGTTACCCTCACTGATGACCTTTCTTAAATTATTTAGCTGCGATTCTGTAATTTTTATTTTCACGAAATATTATTTACTATAAATATTCCTTATTTTTGGTTTTCGTCCTTGATAGTGTAAAATAACTCGATGAGTATAATTCGTCTTTATATATTGATGTACATATTTTTTTAACTCTATCTCTTAAAATAGGTGATTTAAAATCTACATGTTCTTTTAAAAATAAAGTAACCTCTAAATTCATAAAAGACTTTTTACCGACCTGCATACCACTACTTCTTAAGTCCAAATCAACTATATTGTGAGATTCAAACATTAATGGGTCTACTGACTCTAATAAGTTATGTTTTATACTCCTATTTAAATTTCCGTTTATTCTATTCCACTTATCCGACTCAACTTTTGGTTGTACCCACGATTGTATTGTTATGTATATTGATTTAAGATTATGGGCATCTACCGTCCCATAATTACATTTTGCATTTTCAAAGATATCTAACTTTGAACTTTTTCCTTTTTTCATATATTTCCATATATCTTATTAGTTTATTGTTAATAACAATATAATAAACATTTAGGGGGTAGTCAAAAATTGACTTTAAAATACTATTTATTATAATAGTCAAATATGATAGAAGTAAGAGTAAATAAAAAAGGTGGGATTGAGAAAGCCCTTAAAGAGTATAAAAGAAAGGTAATTAAAACCAAACAACTTAAAGATATAAGAGATGGTAGATACTATGAAAAACCATCATCTAAAAAGAGGAAGAAAAACCAAAAAGCCCAATATATTCAAAAAATAAAGGATTCAGAAAACTGAATCCTTTTTTAATTATAGACCTTCGTGTAGTTGTTTTAACTTATAGAGTGAGATTAATGTATTTTCACTTTCATTAATCTTTTGTATTGTTTGACTTATTTTCGAAGTGATTTCTTTATCGTTATTTTCATTAATAGTTGTTTGTAATTTATTTATCACAGACTCTTTTAATGTGGTAATCTCCGTAGAAATTTGCTCTTTACTCATTGAAAGAAGATTCTTTAACTCCCCTTTATCAGATTCCGATATACTATCAAATTCTTTATTAAATGTGTTTGAAGCTATTTTTAACATAGTTGATAAAGGTAAATTTACCGATTCTTTAATTACATCTTCTAATTTAGTTTCAGTTAATCGATTTTGAATTTTAAGTTTGGACTCAACAACAACTTCTAACTTAGTAAGACTTTTCTCATATATGATATTATCAATGTCAACATAATCGTTTTCAACTGATTCAGATAAAATAGAGTTTACCCATTCAGAAAGCTCTTGTATTTTCATTGAGTTGTTATTAATGATGTCGTTTAATTTTTCAAACGATTCATTTACATATTCAGTCGCGATTTCTTTTGTAAATCCTTTTTGTGAGTTTAACTCATCGTAAAGGTAATAGGCTTCTGCCAAATTCTTATCACCTAATATTCTACTTTTAAATTCTTTCAAATTATTCTTAAAAGAATCCTTACCATAAGAAGAAACCAATACTTTTTCTATCTTAGATTTTATATTACCAAACTTATTCATATCTTTTTTTATTTAATAAATATCGTTATTTAAGTAACTGGTTTAATTTTTCTTCGATTTCACCTAATGGTTGTCTAGCTTTTGAAAGGTCAATTGTCTCGTCATCACCAAATAAGGTTGAATCTTCGAGAATTAAATCTAAATCTTTATTCCTAACTAAGTTCTCAGGTGTAACATCACCAGTGTCTTCAATTTCACCACCTATATCACCACCTAAGTCAGTACTACCTCCGAAATCAGAGCCACCTCCAAAGTCAGAACCACCACCGAAATCAGAACCACCACCTAAGTCGTCCCCACCTTGAGTGTCGGAACCTTCTTCAACACCATTATCCTTTTTACCGTATAATTTATCGAGATTGTCGAATATACCTGTATTAATAATAACTTCCTGTGTTTTTTCTAATTCACCTGCAACTGCTCTTTCGATACGTTGTTGTTGTAAATCAAGCTTAATTTCCTCATCAGAGAAACCAAGAATGTGTTTCTTAGCCCAAGATGATGAAACAGGTAGTATACCATTTCCTGGGTCACTTGTGGCGTCTCTATAAAGTTGAATCTTCTGTTGCCATTGTTCCACCTTTAATAAATCCGCTTGTGACGATGGATTCGTTAAACCTAATGTAAAGTTTTGTAATTCGTCCTCGAAACCTAAAATATATAAGTGAATAATTGCTATCTTATTTAACTCTTGTATCATAGACCTCTGTATTCTATTGATAGTACGAGCAAATCGAATGTCCTGCAATGCTAAGTTCTTACCATCACCCGTTACCTCTTCAAAACCTAAGAATGCTTTTGGTACCCTTAACGCAGTAAGTAACTTCTTTTGGATATATTCAATATCTGCAATTTCAGAAAGGTTTGTTGCTCCAGGTAAGGTATCAATTGGGTTTGGTGAGTTAGGGTCTCTAACAGGTATGAAATAGTCTTGGTCAACCGCCATTTGGTTCATACGTAAGTCTACATTACCCGTTTGAGGGTCAGCAACTTGGTCACGTTTGAACTTATTGGCTACACGCTGTACATACGGTTCAACATCTTTGTCATCCATATTCCCAACAAATACTTTAAATACCCTTCTTTCAGGTGCTCGTGATGTTCTATAAATTAACATCGCATCTTCAGAAAGAATAAGTTGTTTCCAAATTCTTCTGGCCTTTTCTAACATAGACGTACCATACGGAAGTTTACGGTCATCACCTAATAATCTAAAGTGTGCAATTTCCCATGTGTTAAATTCCATGTCTTTAACCTTCCACTTAAACTTTAGTGCGTCCTCATCCGCATCACCTGTGGGTTGTTGCATTCCATGCTGACCCGGTGATGAGGTCATCCCTCTTTCTAATCTTTCAATTTCGATATTAGGTAATTGTTGACCACCTATAATTCCCTTTTCAGGGTCTAATTTAAGGTAAACAAAATTATCACCATACTTAGTGGTGTTTCTTGTCCACATTGGTAAGTTTGTGTCAATATCTAATCTATTGTTAAACAAATCAGTAAGTACTGATTTTATTCTTTTACTTTCCGAATAAACCTGTAGAATAAATCCATCCTCATTTGCAGTTGTTGACTCTTCGGCATATATGTCAAGTGCTGCCGATATTTCAGGTGTGAACTCCATACTTTCATAGTCGTAAAACGCAGCTAATCTAGTTGGTTCATAATAAACTGCTTGAGTATATAGGTTATTTTCAACCTTTTGCCATTGTTGACCAAGGTATAAGGTTTGTTGAGCTTGGAGTTTTTCTCTTTCATACTCCTCTTTGTCACGTGTTTTTAATAATTCTTTTTTATCAAAATTATATACAGGCGGTTGCTGGTCCAATGTTGAATCAGGACCAAATACTTTGGTTAATCTCTGCCAAACAGTAAAGTTATTTTCTGCCATTTTCTTTTTTTATATAAATAGTAGTAAAATTCTACAATTATTCAATCTTTTATCTTCTACCTCCGAATAACCATAAATAGTTTTCGTAATCACTTTTTGTTGCACCTCCACGACCACTATTTCTATATGGGTCATTTGGTAGTGCAGATAAGGATGGATTATAATTATCCACTGGATTATTTACCTTTGTTTCTTGTACATACCAACTATCAACCATCGCTTTAGTTTGATTAGTAACCTTCTCTAATGATGTGAATGAATTTTCACCAACATAAATAGCCATGGCAATTGCCATAATTAAATCATCGTGTTGACCCTTTATGTGGTCTGGTCTACCGTTAACATATACAAATGTGTTTAATTCATTCAGTAATCTTGATGAACGTACTTTATATCCGTGTCTTAATGCCTCTTCAAACGCAGCGACAATCTGAACTCTCTTATTGTTAAAGCTTAAACCAGGTATCTTATCCATTGCATTAGGGTTATATTTCCACTTATCGGCGGCGTTAACACCCTCAACATAAAGGTTTTGATAACCTAACTCCTGTAGCTTCCTCGCAGTAGATACACCCATACCTCCAGTGATATCTATAACCACAAATGCATTATACATTGTTGCCCATTTAAATGCTATTTCAGCAGCAACATCTGGGGGTATCTTTCCTAAATACTCTAAAACTTGTTCTCTCTCATCAAAATCAATAATACAGAATGTTGTAAAATCTTCACTATCTCCACGAGACACATCAATACCCATAATGTATTTATGACCGGGCACAGGTTCTTTCCATTGCCACATTGCACCACCCATAAATCTATTCTCAGGAGGTGTGATATAATTCTCCTTTAATTTCTCTATAGTCTCATTGGGTATTACATTATCCCCTGAACCTAAGAAGTTACACTCCAATTCCTGAGAAATCTTTCTACGGTCAAACTTAAGTTTTTTAGCCATAGACTCAAACCAAGTGGAATATGGTTTATATCCCTTATCGAACTTTAGTCCA